ACCTCGTCGGGCGAGATATTCGCGATTACGTTTGCGAGATCCTCGCGGATACCTTTGGCGTCAAATGACGTAAAGGTGTTTGCTACTATTGCCATATTTCTTCTCCATTATAGCAAGGCTTTAATTGCAGCCGCTGCATCTTGCACGCGGCCAGACTTCTGTAGGCGCTGTTGCGCTTCCTGCGCGGCAGTTTTCGGCTTTGGCGCTGAACCGCGAGAACCTGCTTTTAGAGTCTTGCTGCGTGGCTTCTTAGGCTTCACTTTCGCCTCGTTAGCCCGCGTTTCGCCTCTGTCGTAAAGCATGGCTTTCCTCGCCAGTTTGACCAATGTCGCGTTTTTCAGCCCTTGAACGTCATCTTCGTTAAAACCCTCTGTAAGGAGGAAATCACGAATTTGCCCAGCTTCTGTAGATGCAACCTTCTGGTCGCGCCACTCTGGGATCAGATCAGGCAGAGCGGTTCTTTGCTCTTCCAGATACTGCTGCTCCATTTGCTGCATTTTCTTCTGCTGAAGATCACGCAGGCGGGCCTGCTCGGCTTGAACGGCTTGCATCTGAGCGCTCTTCTGCTCTTGCTGCTTTCGCCACTGTCGCTCCGCTTTCGCTGCCATCGTGGGGTCTGTGTCATACAGTGTGTCCCAATCAGGCTCGTCTTGCACCGATTGCTCAATCTGCTGGCTTAATGCTGGCAGTAGTTGAGCGTATTGCGCACGCTCCCGCTCGATTGCTTCGGCTTCTGCTGCATACGACTTGCGCATCTCAGCCAGCTCCTGCGTCTTACGGGTGTAGTCTCGATGCCTTAGATGTCCGCTTTTCAGATCCTCAACCGTAATCTCTTCGCCGTCTACTTCCACCGTGGCGGATAGTATGTCGAAGGATTGATCGCCAGAGCTGTCGGCGTCGTCCTCTTCATCAAGCTCGACTTCAGATCCTTCGACGGGTGAATTGTCGATCTCTTCGTCAGCCATTTCGACGTCAGCTTGATCCTGATCTTCAGTTTCAGCTTCAGTCTCTAGCGCATCAGTTGCCTCTGCATTATCCTCTTGGGGTGCAAACATAGCACTGATTGCATTTTGCGCGTCGGTCAGGCCAATCCCTTGCGGGGTGTTAGTATCTGACATTTTGCGTCAATCTCCTTTATTATGCGGCTATTTCTGTTTCATTTCAATAGTCGCGTTGTCCGCCATTGCACGCAGGGATTGCTGAACCAGCTCAACCCCGCGCAGTTTCATGTAGACAGCCTCTCGGTTGTCCGCATCGCCAACGCCAGTCGCTTTGAACTCGCGCCAGCAATCCTGCTCGATCTCAGCGAGAAATCGCTTCAGATCGGTATCGTCTAAAAGTCGCTGCGCCTGCTTGCCGTCATCAATGACCTGCTGCTTAGTCTTCACGCGCAGCCTCCTTGATTACGTCCGCCTGAGCCTTCAGAACCTCGCGGTTGATCGCCAGCTCGGATCTGATCTGCTCCACGTTCAACTGTCCGCCATATTTGGCCTTCATCTCTTCGGCCTTCACAAACAGCTCCGCCTCCAGCTCGTCACGCTTGCGGTCGTCTTCCATCTGCATTTTCTCGCGGTCAAGCTGCAACTGCGCGGCCTTTTTCTGGATGTCCGCTTGGATCTGCTGGATCTGCACTTGTATCAGCATCTCGTTCACGTCCGGCTTTTCTTGCTTCGGAGGCGGCGTAAACTCTGCGGGGTTGCTCCAGAACTGCGACGTATCCTTGAAACCGGCCAGCTCTGTCATCGCCTTCAGCGTGTTGCTGAGCTTCGTGATGTCGGTCAGCGGGTTCTGCGGCCCCATAGTCTTCATCGCGTCCTTCTGCATCTCGCCGATCTGGCGCAGCATCATCATGCGCTCGGCGTCTGTTCCACGGCCAAGAGCGACGTTGATCGACACGTCCATGTTGCTATTCCACACACGCGGGTCAATCGGCACGAACTCATTGCGCAGGCGAACCATGCGAGGCGCGTCCTGATGCGTCGTGATCAGGTGCAGCACGATCTTGAACAAGTCTTTCATGCCAGTCTCGGCAAAGACGCGCGCGATCAGCTCGATGTGCTGCTGGGCGGCGCTCACAGTCGCTGCAACGGCGCTGGCAGTGGTAGACTGCAGCACGTTGGCGTCTAGCCCCTGAGACGCCTTTGAGATGCCTGTGCGGGCCTCTTTGACCTGATCCATATATTGCAGAACGGGAAACGCCTCACGGCCAACAAATGGCATCGACAGCGGCTGCACCTGACCGGCTTGGCGCTGGCGGATGATGCTACCGACCTCTGTGTTCATAACGTCATCTAAATTAACCATGCCCTCTGTGACGGCCACGCGGGGGTGTATGGACATAGCTAAGCTGTCCAGCGTGTTACGCATGATGACAGACTTGATCCGCTGGATGTCCATGACGGTGTCCGCGACGCTGATGCCGAAGAAATCGTGCGGCTCTGGGTCTGGGCAGAACGTGGCGAAGGGGGCCATGTCAATCGGCTCGTTGTTCAGTATCTTGTTGCCGTCGCCCGCCGTGCAGATTTTGCGCAGCTCCGCGATGCCGTCGCCGTCATAATCAACGCGGATATAGTTTTCGACGTACAGCACCTTACGCATCGCCGGATCGTTGCGCTCGTTCATCTCGTTGGTCAGCGCGGGGTTGCGGACGTACCGCTCGACGTTGGTGTTCATGTCGTCGTAGGCGGATGACATGCTGGCGACCTCGTCGTAGTCATATCCCATCGCAACCAGCTCTGAGACTGTCACAATGCGCCTGTGGGCGACGTAATCTGCTTCCGCGATAGATTTGGCCTCGCGGGAGATTAGCAGCTCCTCGGGCGGCACAGCCTCCAGCTTAACGCGTCCATCGGGGCGCGTATATTCAACGCGCACGTCGTGCATCATCGGAGGCGGCATCATTTCACCCGTCATGGGGTTCAGCGCAGGCCCGCTGACAGGCATAGACGCCTGCACGGTGATCATGGCGTCGGGGTCAGCGGCAAGCGCCGCAAGCGCGTTATCGTCGAGGCCGGTGTAGTTGTAGGCGTCAATCGTGGTCTGGTCATCCCACCAACACTTGAGAATGCCAACCTTGCGGATCAGCGCATCCTTGAACGCGGAGTGCATGGCCAAGAAGCCGTTGTTGTCGCGGTTGATGATGAAATTCGCGTAGTCGGTCGCCTGCTCCGCCGCAGCGATGTCCTCGGGCCCCTGCGGCGCGTATTCGACGGTGTTGTCGGTGCTATGGAAGATCCGCATCAGCGACGGCAGGATGGCCTGTACGGTATCGCGTACGTCCATGCTGACCACTTGGCTGCGCCCGTCCTCTTCATCGCCAAACGGCTCGCCCCGATAATACTCGGTCGCCTGCGCGCGGATCGGCGAGATGTTGTTGTCGATGTAGTCAATCGCGTCGTCGATCTCTTTGCCGACGATGCCCTGCAGCTCGTCGTCGCTCATCACGTTGGGGTCGATTTCCTGCTCCAACTCGTTGACTAGGTCGTTGATCTCATTTTCCATTTCGGTGTCCTTTATCGGCGGGCTTGCAGGGATTTAAGGTATTCGTCTATCAGATTTGGCGCGACAGGCCCAGACTGCTGGTTTGCGCCAGATTGCGCCAAAAGGCCACCAATACGAGATACGTTGGCGGCTGTAGTGTCGGGGAAGTAGCCAAACTCGTTTACATCATCGCCAGCAAAGTAAACGTCTTTTACTTTTACCTTTTGCGATATTACCTTGCCCGCATCTTCGCCGCGTGGCCCGTATCCGCTTGACGCGTGCAGCTCAGCATATTTTGGGCTAAGCGTAACAAAGTCGCCAGCATTAATCGACGTTATGCTTTCCTCGTTTGGCACCCCACGGTATATTGTTACCTCTGCATCAGGATTGCCGCGTGCCGCTTGTATAGCGCGATAGCTTTGCTGGTTGGATAGGCCAAACTCGTCATCCGCAAAGCGTGGCCCCTGCGCGTATTGGCGCTGGCCTTGGCTGCTGTAGAAGTCGCTCGGATAGCCAGCCTGCTCGCCTGTCGTGGATATGGTGACATCATCAAGGCGCACGGGGTTTTCGTCTTGCGGGCCAACCGGCTGGTGGCCGCCGCGATATGACGTGTCAACTTCCGGCGCTTCATTCGGGTCGTAGCCAAAGCGATCTATATTTGCCTGCCTGCGCAAGTCGGCGGCATTCGTCGTCAGCAAGCCAGCAGACTTGGAGGTGTTGGCGGCTGTGGTGTCGTAATCGCGCAGAAAATCAATCAAATCTTGACCCGTAAGGGAGTATTTAGGGTTAATTGTTTCGCGCGTCA